GTTAACATACTTATATGGATAACTATAGTTAACATACTTATATGGATAACTATAGTTAACATACTTATATGGATAACTATGGCTTGGGGGGGAGGGGGAGAAAAAGAAACGGGAGTTAAGTAAAGCACACCAAAATATAATTTTTTTCCCACATTTTGAAAGTATATACAAAAAGATAGAAAACTATATATATTAGTATATACAAGTATGTTCCCATAAAGTTATTTAAGGTGATTAAAATAGGTAAACTCCAATTGATTCCCAAGCCGAATGGCAGGGACATATATTCTTTGTATCCCCCCCGAGATTTAGTGTTAGCCTTGGGTTGGGACAAAGGTGACGAGATAGATTTTGAGATAGTGGATAAAACTTTAGTTGTGAGGTTGGTTTAATTGGATTTTATAACTGATGAGGATTTGGCATCAGTCCCCAATGAAATAGTTGAGAAAGCTAAGTCCTTATCTAGCGTGGAATACAATCCTTCAGTAATCGACTCATTAACCACTTCACAAGATTTCACTGTGGATGCACTCACTAAATTGGCAGCTATCGCTTACCACATGGTAACTCAGAACATGGCACAAGAAAGTGTTGAGAAAGGAAAACTATCAGACCACACTAGGCGTTGGTTTGAAACTCTGACCAATACATTGGAAAAATTACATCGGGCAAAATTTGGCGATAAATCCATTCATGTTAATATCAACAAACCCTCATTCAATTCAATCCGAAATTTTATATCAACTGGAGGTAAGGTACAAGATGAGGAATAATCTAGAATCAACTGGACAACTGGTTAACACACTTGGCACAATAGCAATCCTATTATGGGTAATGGTCTTAATTTCCTTAATGTTCTGGAACCTAACAACTACCCTAATGATATTGTGGTGTTGTATCTCCCTGTTTATAATATCCAAGGGGGTGTTAGATGCTAGTAGATAATATAACTCCAGAGATGGAAATTAAAACATCTAACAAATTTCTCCTTTGGGATAAAGTTAAGTCTGAAGATTTAATTAATAAAGACCCAAAATATGTCGCTTCATTATTAAAAGACCCCACAATTTTTCTATATGCGTTTTTCAGATATGCTGGGCAACCTTTGCAATTATACCCTTACCAAGATTTAATTTTAAATGATGACCATAAAAGAATATTATTTGCTGCAAGTAACCAGATAGGTAAATCCATCGCTTTATGTTGTAAATCTATTCATTATGCATTAACCAACCCAGGCAAAACTGTTCTGATGGTTTCTAAAACTTTACCTCAAGCAAAAGACTTGCTTAGACAAATTAAACAATTGTTAGATAGCTCTTCAATTGATTACCAGGATCAGATTGGTGAAGCCATGAATAAGACTGAGATTTATTTTAAACATACTGATAAAGATGGGAATAAACTTGACCAATCTCGTATCGTATGTGTCCCTGCCACAGAAGCAGCATTAGGTTATGCAGTTGATTTATTATTGATAGACGAACTAGCATTTTATGAAGATGGAAGATATTTCTATTTTCAAATTGCTCAACCTCGTACTTATACCACTAAAGGTCAAATCATCTGTTTTTCAAACCCAAATGGTCAAATGGGAATATTTTGGGATTTATGGCAAGACTCAGACTTTCACAAGTATAATTTTAATTTCCTAGATAAACCTGGAAACACTGAAGAAGAGATGGAAAAATTGCGTAAGACTTTAACTCGTGAGGAATTTGATTCTACAGTTATGGCTGTGTTCACTAATCCTGCGGGGGGATTTTTAACCTTTGATGAACGAAAGTCTATTCAAGAGGAAAGACCTAATCTATTACCTGGGGTGTTATCTGAACCAGTGTATATCTTCTTTGATTTTGCTAAGACTCAGGATAGAACTGTGAGAGGGATAGGTAAATCTGTTCACAAAGAAGGTGACTGGGCAAATGCAGTCTATGTCCATGAAATGGTAGAATACCCTCAGCATAAACCATATTCAGAGATTGTAGATGAACTCCATGAACTGATTAACAGTTATGGGTCCCATAACATTGCAATGATAGGATGGGATAATACTGGTGTGGGGAAGGGAGTAGAGGATTTCATTAACAAGGTTCAACAGCTTGGTATCCCTGTCATGCCAGTTGAATTCACTTTGCGTAACAAATCACGGATGTACACTTTATTTAAATTATTAGTTGAACAAAAAAGAATAAATATTCCTTTTATTACAGAATGTGATAAACAATTGGCACAGTTAAGATTTAAGAAGACAGAGGGGAATATGTTGAAAGTACACCATGAAAGTGAAAGGGACAGGGATGATTATCCTGATGTATTGGCAGGTTTATCTTCAATGATAATTCAACCAGATTTTGTGCCAGTATCTTTTAGTATAGTTTGAGGTGAAGAATGGTAAAATATATACATTTAGCGTTAGACAATAAAACTCATGCAAGGTGGGTTGAGATTAAAGGAGATTCTACTTGGGAAGAATTTTTAGGGGTTGTGATTGATGAACATAAAAAAGTTGATAATTAACAATTTGTTGTTTAAAACTCTTTACAAAACCAAATGGTATTTTGACCAGGGAGTAAGACAAATCACATGGATTACAGGAAAATTACCAGAATTAATGAGTTTGGTATATTTATCTGAAAAGATGGGAGTAGCAATAACAAAAGTGGATATCATTGGGATTGCAATTGTTGGGGCAACAATCTTAATTATTTTTGGTATATTCATAAAAAGAACAGGGTTGTATGATATTGAGATGTATGTTGATGCTTTGAAAAATCCAGTCCAGCATGAAATATTAACTGCTGCAAGGAAAATTAATAGAGGGGATTATAATGAAAAAAGAAAGTGAGATAAATACTAAAGTAAAAGATAAGAGAAAACAAGAACAACCAAAAAGCAAAAGCAAAGAAGTACAAGATTATGAGATTGGGCAGTTCATAGATTTGCAAAAACAATTTAGACGACAATATTTAGAAACTGCTTATAAAAAAGAAGAAGTTGAAGAGTTACAACTTCAGATAAAAAGTGGAATGATTAAGATACAATGGCATGGTATAGATATGCCTGAGAAGATTGCTAAAAGTTTCTTTAATTTGTTAGTGTATAATTATAGAGAATATGCTAAACAATTAGAAGGGATTAAACAACAACTTATTAAAAAAGGGATGACTCATGAAGAATTAGTTGATATTATAGACAAAGACAAGTATAAGAGCAAATTAAAATGAATCCATTCCAAAATTGGGGTTGGCATACCTCTCGTAGGAAACAAATAGAAAAAATTAATAATAAAAAGTTTTCTAATCTTGTTTCTAATAAAAAACCCCAAGGTTGGAATATATATGGATGGAACAATATAGGAGATGCTTTCAAAGGGGAAGCAATAGTCCATGGGATATTTAAATATAGGTTTTGGGTTCCTATCATCTTAATTGGTAAAAGATTACTTAATAAAGTATTGGTGAAAGATAAAAGAGATTTATCTTCTGAATGGTATGATGAAGATATAGTAATGTTTGATGATCTATTTGAAAAGTCTATACATGATTGGGCATTTAGTTATTTGTATTGTAGTAGAGGGTATAAGAATAGAAAAAAAATAGTAATGACTCAAGAAGAAGTATGGGCTTCATTAAAGAATAAACCTTCAATCAAGATATTAAGAATTTTAAAAAGTTTAGTATTAACTATGGTAAAATATGATACTGCATATAGAGAGTTTATTATAGTATTATTACATAACATTTCTATTGGATTTAATAAGAGATACAATGGTCAAAAAGTAAGACATTTAATGTATGATACGGCTTCAACTTATGATATAGATTATTATTATTTAGGGAGAGTCTTAAAAAAACAAGGCGTTATAAAAAATGTTAAATATACTTATATACTCAATGGTGAAACCAAAATTCAACCTGTGGCTGAGGAGATTGTTATAAATAATTATTTAACAAACATAAAACCAAAAAAAATAAAAGTTCCAAAATTTAAACGTGAAGAATATGATAGGTGGTTAAATGACTAAGAAAGTAAGTAAGGGAAACTTTATAAATAAGTTGATACATAAATCAAGATATATTCACAATCACCTAAAAACTTATGAATTAGGTTTGTATGGTGAGACTCCCTATAGTATGCTTCAGAGTTGGTTGCTTGATGTAGTACAATATGGGTCAATAATGTATTTGGCAATGTTAGCCTTTGGTTTGGTTAAACCTATTTATTGGGTAGCAGGATTAGGTATTTCATATTGGTTCATATTACACTGGATAAAACAGGTGAAGAAGGCAATCAATTAAAATGGCAAGCGAATTAGCAAGAGTATTTCAGGGTATGGGTCAATCCCAAATAAAACCAGGGTTACCAATGTTAAATACATTGTACAGATCTTATTCTGGGTATTTAGCACAGGTAGGTCAAACTTCTAAGAAAAAAAAATTGATGAGCTGGTTTAGGTCTATTCCTGAACTTAATGCTTTGGCTATGAAAGTTGCACGTGATGTTGTTTCTAAATTTCATTTTGAACCGATTAGACCAGATGTTAGTAATCGTAATAGAATGCTTAGAGCAAATAAATTTTCTATGGAAACTTCTTTACGTAAAATTATGTTGGCTCAAGTGATTGATTCTTTAATTACTGGTGAAGGATTTGGTTGGATGGGTAAAATCAAAGATAGTAATACTAAAGAATTAATTCAACAGATTGCTAGAAAATATCTAATAAAACGTGAAGGTCTCTCAGTAAAAGAAAAAAAAGAATTATTTGATGGATTAAAATCATTTGATATATTAGATACTAATTTTATTGATGAAGAAGTAAGACGACCCAGAAAGTAC